CGCATAGAGTATTGGGGAAAGAAAAAGGAAAAGGGAAAATTAGAATGCCGGTTTAAGGAACCCGGCAAACCCTCCTTCTTTTCTCTCCTGCCGCAACGGTTTCCCGTTGAAGCACCCAAGTCACATAACTGAGGGTAAACCTTTAGGGCCTAATTAGAACCAAGGTCCGAGGTTATACCACTGACGGATCAGGATACGCTTTCGCATATTCCTGACACGACGCCTGAAATGGACTAAGTTACCAAAGTCCATGTCCACACTGCGATCCCTCAACCTGCTGAGCAGGAGTGAGTGGTGGTCGGTCTCGTACCCTAAAGGTACGGCAACGATCGCGTTAGCATAATGTCCTTCGACACCATGTTTAGCGCGAGATGGGGAGGCCTCATCAAAATTTGAGATGAAACCTCCATCACCGAAGCCCTCAGAGATGAATAGCGGTTTATTGCTACTCTTAACGAGGAGATCGTAAACGGGCTTGAAGCGACTGTCACAATACGGATAGCCGTAACCAAAAAATCCGGCTTTCCTGTGAGCAGTCCTCCTTACCCCGTTCGCGACCTTAAACTTCTCGAGTTGACCATTCACCAATTCTCTTAAAAAGAACGGTTTGCAGTCAGTTCCTTGAAACCAGTAGGCCCCGCAGCTCTCGCGAAAAGGACCAGAAGAAAAACTCTTCTGAGCGTTAACGTGAAAGCCGTAGAACTTGCAGGTCTCATTGAACAGGGAAAACGCCTCCGAGGGGATAATAACATCATCCCCATAAACGCTAACCTGCTTACGGTCCGCTGCAACTGCTTCGCAGCAGCAAACAGCGATCGCATAGAAGATTAGCGTCTCAAGTTCGAAAGTAAATCCGTTCCCCATACTGGAGAACTTTTCGTACCTGACGAGACGCGTTCCGAGGCGACCATACACAGACCTCAGTGCATCCATCACCTGAAACCACCGATTCGGAAGTAATTCCCTAACGGTCGAGTAAGCGATAGTATCTGACGCAGACGCGAAATCAACAGAGCTCAGACTTTCGTCTTGGCTCCCTCTTTTTGAGAGATGTTGGTTCCGCACTTGCGAACTGAGATCAATGCCCACCCTTCGAAGCCTACGACGGATACACTTACCAACACCTAATTGAAACCAGATGTTTAAACCTGGCTCGATGGCGATGGTGCGGTCCGTTTTCGAGTTCTTGGGGACAGTAACGATCTTATTTCCAACGTGGACTTTCTGGTTAGAAAGACTCCACGTAGGGTAAAGGAGCGCGTATACATCCTTCATAAGTTCGTATAGTGCACGCGTTGTTCCGGTTTCATCTCGGAACTTCTTAACCGAGCTGGTATCATCACCCGTAACATCAAGTGTGCTACCAGGTCCCCAGTTACTGAGCTCAACCCACTCGTCAGGGCAGAAGTCACCTAGAACGGCATCGATTTTACGCGTAATTGCATGGTGCAACTGCGCGCCAACAGACTTATTTATGGTCTGCCAGTGAAAGCCTCTTAGGTTAATCTGTCTACAAGACTCCTCAGCCTCACGGAACTTCTCTAGGGCAACCGCCTTCTTGTCGATATTAGTCGACAAAAAGGTGGCCTTCGATAGGAACTTAGTGGCGAGGTAATCAAGTCTGAATGCTTCGGCCTCGGTGTAATCTTTTGGATTGCACTCAAGTTTGACCATTTGGGCATGTTCGTTTTGACTGAACATGATCCAGACGGCCAGAGACCTAGGCGTATCAATAGATGAGAGGTAAGACTCAATGACTCTATAGGTCAAAACGGGTATCTTCAAAGTATATCCCTTAGTAGTAGCTATAGCTGCTAGATGGAAGAGCTGAAGTTTATTGCCGACGTAATTAGATCGGCGCCTTCAACTCGGATACGGCGAGAGCGAGGTAGTCATTCTGATCACCTTGCACAGTCAAGCTGTCGTCCGATGTTCCGGAACCGGCAACGAGGTTGGCAAATTGGTAATAGAACTTCGTTCGCTCCGTGTCCACCATCCGTTTCGGGATGACGAACTCGGCCGTTGCGATCGCTTCCCCGATCTTCAGGGTTGCGTCCGTAGAGTCCATCACAGGGACGACCAGTTTAGCGGTCACCCGTGCGACCTGGCTTCCCTTCGCCGGCTGGCGGACTGACATCGTGATTTTATCACGGGCATCGAGAACTTCCCCGGTGTCCGTAGTATACCACGTCATCACACCCGCCGAGTCGAAAAAGGTAGGGACAAAGGTACGTTTCCCCGAAGCGGCGCCGCTAGAATATGCGGCATCATTCAAGGAAAGGTTACCGATTACGATAGACTGCGTCATGAATTGCCTTTCAATGGAAAGTGGGGTCAACCCTACTTCCGAAGTTGAGAGAATAAAGCTAGGGCCTCTTCCAAGTGGAGTATAGAGATTGGGTTCTTGAATCGTGGAAGCGGGACATCTGGGAGGTCAATTACTTCCCTCTTACAGAAAACTGTCCTACTATACGATCCTCGATCACAATTTCGTACCCATAGATTGGATTGGTCAGCCAGGCGGGGAGTTCCCTGCAAATAGTACAGGGGGTGCTCCTCAACTGGGCTAGCTTCGTGATACGGGTAGATAAACTGTCCCGTAGTACTTCCGTGAGCTTCGTAGAGCGACTCGTCGATGGTTATAAACACCGTCTTGTAGCTTTCCTTGATCACGAGTCCATTGAGAGCCGTTAGATTAGTCAAGAAGTCACCAACCGGCAGAAACCAGTCGGCGACGAAACTATACGGTACCAACTCCCATAGGACATTTGCCGGGTTTGTAAATCCCAGCTGTGCTGCTTGACGCGAGAGTTCGTCGGAAATCTTGTATATCGAGCCGTATTTAACTCGAATTGAGACCGTCCGATTCACCGACCTGTAATGGGCAACTTGATCATCAGCAAAGCTGAATAGCTCATTGTCGTTCCAGGTTTTCTGCGCGTGACCGTTGGATTTAACCGGTCTAGCTTTAGTTACATATTCAGCTAGATGTTCCGCCGCGGCAACAACATCGCCGAGGAGGGGTTTTATTCCATATTGATACACGAGGAAGTCGTTCGCTAACTCTTTCCTAGAGGTAGGGAATAACGTCTCGAAGGCACCCACCAAGTTTAATTTCTTTAGAAAGGTGAATGTCTTGCCAACGCGAATGCTTAGGTCGACTATCATGTTAACCGTTTGCATCGCTTGTGCTGTCTCAGTCGCAAGGTCAATCTTCTTATTAGCTATCTTATCGTAATGACGCTTGAGCGCTAAATTGCTCAATTCATCAATGCGGTCAGCATAGTCGACAAGAAGACTCAGCGGCTCGACTACATCTGTACTTTGTGGCAACTCGTAGGGCGAGGCCGTAAAACCTAGAGCGGTCCATTGCTCATCGGTCTGAAAGCCATGCATCACGAGGTTTCCGTACGATGTACCGCCACCAGAAGGGGGATTGTTATTATAGTAGCTGAGATTATTGGTTAATCCAATAGTCGCGCTACCATATAGTCCGCCGCTCTGTTTCCAAAAGACTAGGTCATTCACATTAGCATTCAAGGCAACATTCGGTGATTGACGCCTCCATGCCCGATTGTATGGGCGTAGGCGTTTCACCGTAAGAGCTTGGTTGCGAAATATGGCTAACTTCGTCAAAGGGTCAGTACCGGTCATCACTCTGGCAAACTTATCAGTGGCAACTTCAACAACATGCCAACCGGGTGGGTTATCCAAAAGCGACCGAACTGGGCGTCTCCGTCTCCAGTCTACCTTCGCAAGATGAAATGCTCTTCGCATCTTTTTCTTGCTAATGTAGTCGAAAATCTTCGGCTTTTCAGTGTACCACTGTAGTAACCGAAGCTTAAAAGGAGATGGAATTTTAGGACCACCAGCCACCTTCGAATTACGGTGAGATGTCTCCCTGAATTCCCGAAAAGGGAACTCGTGATACCCTTGTTGTATGACGTGCGGAGTGGCCCCAAACCCAATAGGGTTGAAGGGGTACTCCACCTCGTCGTACGGAAAGGCATCACTGGTATTTATATCAAGGTTGGGCATCTGCGGTCCTTCGTTAGTGTTACAAGTGGTATATAGGGGGGTTACAAAGTCCCCTAGGTAGCGAAAGCTACCCGAGAAAGGGAACGACCAATTTGGCTAGAATCCAAATGATGACGTCGAGCAGGTTGGATAACCATTCCAACACGCTTTGATAATCATCAAGAGGATTAACCATTTCGATCGGCACTCTCTCGAAGACAGACCTCGTCCAGATTCCTATAGGGAGCTAAGGCGCTTTGCAGCGACTTCAAATCGATAATGATGACGTGTACTTGCCAGAGAATTACTCCAGCGAGAAACACGTTCAACATCGCGATCATCAGAAGAGCTAGCATCGTTTGCGTTCCTTTCTAGGACTGGACG